GAAGATTACAGTTGATTTGTATGAACTCAAAAAACTAATTTACAAAGCAATGGTAAGTGTAAACATTCTTGAAGGTGTGCGCTTTTATGTGAGCTTTGCATGCAGTTGGGCATTTGCTGAACTTAAAAAGATGGAAGGTAATGCTAAAATTATCAAACTTATCTGTCGTGATGAGAATGTACACTTGGGCAGTACACAAACACTACTAAAACTTATGCCCAAGGACGATCCAGACTTTGCTAAAATTGCAGAAGAGTGCAAAGACGAAATGGTACAACTGTTTGTTGATGCTGTGGATCAAGAGAAAGCATGGGCAGATTATTTGTTTAAAGATGGTAGTATGATTGGTCTAAATGCACAACTATTGCACGACTATGTGGAATGGACCGCTAACAAGCGTATGACTGCTATTGGATTACAAAGTCCATACAAAGGTAGAAGTAACCCACTGCCTTGGACACAAAAATGGATTGCTGGTGCAGAAGTGCAGGTAGCACCACAAGAAACTGAGATCAGTAGTTATGTGATTGGCGGAACAAAACAAGATGTGAATGGAAGCACATTTGCAGGCATGAAACTATGATCACAGTATACAGTAAGCCATTGTGTCACTATTGCACAATGGCAAAACAATGGTTAGACAAAAACGGATTTGCATACGAAGAAATTCGAGTGGATACCAATCCAGAGGCTAGACAGTTTTTGATAGAAGAAGGGCATAGAACCATGCCTCAAATCTATCATAACGGAAAACTACTAGTAGCTGGTGGAGGGCAAGCACTAGTTCGTATGGATCCAAAAATGGTAAGAGAACTTATAGGAGAAGTCGATGTTGGTGACATCAAATTATAAAAAAGGTGATGTAATCACCATAAAGTTAAGCACAGGTGAAGAATTGGTTACTCGTTATGAAAAAGATGATGCCGATTATGTAGAAGTTATCAAGCCTACAGTGCTAACACTTAATCCTCAAGACGGCAAAGTTATGCTTATTCCTTGGCTTATGAGCATAGATGTACACAGCAGTAACCCATCTAGAATATCTAGAAATCAGGTTGTTGCAATCAGCGTACCCGCAAAGCCAATAGCTGACAGCTATTTACAAAGTACAACAGGAATCGCGCCGGCAAGCTCATTACAGCTATAAATACTTGCATGGCAGACTTTATTCATCGAAACAGCGATAGTAGAACGTGTGGAGCTAGTACAAATACAAGGATACCAAATGTACGTGTAAATGGTAGACCTATTAGTGTAGACGGCGACACCAATAGTCACGGCGGTGGTAGCTTAATAAGCAGTATCACTAAGGTAAGAGCTGGTGGAATAAATGTTGTAGTGCAAGGTGACAGTGCTAACCCGGATAAATTATGCCCAATTCCAGGTGGACCTCACTGTAACCCTAAAGCAAACAGTGCTAGTGGTGATACAAGAGCAGGTAATGGTTCATGAGCTTTACAGATTTTAAAAATGGATTACAAGACGTAAACGATTACTTAGATGCAAGACATCATATAAGTGGTACTACAGGTTCACAGAATGATGCGTTTCGAACAGTGGTGCAAGCAGAGTACAGTTTTACTCTCAGAGAATTACTGTGTGGATTGCTAAGTGGTAATGGTCTAAAATTACCAAATGTACAATTGTGTTTGCACAGCAATATCAATAGTCTACTAAACATACCAGGTCTACAAGGCGAATTACAAGACGCACTTAATCAACTTAAAGGTGGTATGGAACAATTTATGGATCATACCAAATTAGATGAAGTATTAGGTAGGCTAAATGGTGTGCTTGCTGAAGCACAAAATGTTGCTAATCTGATTAATTTCTGTAGTCAACCTGTAGATCCAATTGCTATTCCAAATATGTTAGAACGTGCAATGGGCAGTTTTTTAGGAGCTGGTCAAAGTATTGTCAATGACATTGGCGGAATCATACCAGATGAAGCATGTGCTTGTATTAGTTTAGACGGAACATTTAATGCTAACGTGTTCAATGGAGGTGTTCTTGGAAGAATTGCTAGTAATATAAATGCTATTACAAGTGGAAGTTTGATACAAAGTGAACTAGATGCAATAACAAATGATATAAAAGGTATTGGTGATAGAATCACTGGTATGATCAATTTTGAAAATAATATCAATGGCAGTTATAGCTTAGGCGGCAGTAACTTTGCAACACCTGATAACGGATGTAATACTCAAATTGGTGTACTACACAATAGTAATACAGGAGGTGTTGCTGGCAATGCTAGGTTGATGAGCCAACTTAAAAGTTTATACGATACACTAGGCGGATATCCGGTTCAATATAGTTTAGGAGAAGGCGGAAGTATAGTAGGTACACAGTTTAATGGTACCGATGCTAATAATGCTAATAGAGTTTTAACTGATGATGTTATTGAGTTTCCAAATATTTTCCATCTGCTACTAGATCCAGAACTACTTGCTATTATTGAAAATGCAGATGATCCGCAACCAGATGTAAACACACAAACTCCTGTATATGATTATTGTGGTGCTATAATTGGATACACTACCACACAACAACAAACCAGCAGTAAGAAGAGTGAAGGAACTACACCTATACCTCCTAGTAATGACCAAGGACAAAATCATCCTGGATACCAAGCAGGCGGACTGCCTACTAATAGTAGTAACATAGCAGGCACGGGTAGTTCAGGTGAAACAACCATTATTAATAATTTCAACAACACTGGCAATACATTGTTTGTTGTAAGCAGTGAAGCCGCACAAAATAGTTTAAGTGCAAACGAAAACGATATTATTGTACGTACAGATATACTGACTATTTTTACTCGTAAAAATACATCAACTTTTAACACAGGTACTATAGCTGACTTTGAACAAAGTACATTTACTGCATTAGAATTTATTTCAAATCTTAACAATGAAGCAGGTAGTGGTATTGTTGTTAAAGATGCAGGTGTAAGTAGGGCTAGACAGGTTGTTGGCACCACTGGACAAATCAAAGTAACCAACGGTAATGGTGCAGGTGGCGATATACAAATCGATCTAGAAGAAAATACTAAGTTTCCAGGCACTGCGGCAATTAAAATTCCAGCAGGCACAACTGCACAAAGACCAAACACAGAAGTAGGCGAAATACGTTACAACACAGATACACATGTAATTGAAGCATATTTTGGAGACACTAATAGTTGGAGATCAATTAGCACTACCAGTACAAGCGGTACAATCAGTAATGCTTCAAACTTAGGCAGTGGCAGCGGTCTATTCAAACAAGTAAATGGTAGTGAACTACAGTTTAGAAGTTTAGTAGCTCAGAATGGAATTGTAGTTACACAAAATACTGATACAATTACAATTGATGATAATATTACAAGTAGCAACATTGGTAGTGGTAGCCAAATATTCAAACAAAGAACTGTTAACAACTTTGAATTTAGAACTGTTACCAGCACAGATAATAGCGTTGTAATTACACAAAATACAGACACCGTTGACCTTAGTGCAGATCCAAATACACTTACTACAACTGCACAAACTACAGATGCAACAGCAACCGCTCTTCAATTTAACGGATCATTTCCAGCACCTGCCAGCACAAAAACATGGTTTTTCAGCATAATGGCATTGGGTGTTAGCACTGTAGGAGAAAGACAAGCATTCGAAGTAAAAGGTGTTGTTGAAGGCGGCACGCCAAGTTTAGTAGGCACCAATGCAAAAGTAGATTATCAACGTAGTACAGCAGACATTGGTGTTGCACTTTGGGATCCTATGGCTAATTATGTCAATGGAGATGTTGTTGAATATGATCTTAATACATACACAGCAAATGCTGCAACTATCAGTGGCGGCGCCGCTGCTCCAGATACTAACACAGATTGGACTGTCACATACGAGGGATGGAACGTAAACGCTGAAGTAATTGGCGGAGCATTTCGTATACGTGTAAAAGGTGCAACAGGAAAAACTGTGAACTGGAACGTTAGATTGACCTTCCTAGAAGTATAAATACACTGTCAACCAAAAAGATTAATTTTTTTTATCTTTTTTCTTGACATTCAAGTCGTCTTGCCATAAACTCTTACTATGTAAGAATGAATGGAAAGATGTCATGGCACATACTAAAACTAACATAGGCAAAGAGAGGCTAAAATGAGGTCAAAAGACACTGGCAACGGTAGAAGAATATTAGCAAAGGTAGAAGTTCCGCTAAGTGTAGAGGACATTACTACGTATGCTATTAGGTATCTTGAAGAAATGGGAGATGATGATCCTAGAGATACTCTTATCAACAGCAACAAACGTGAAATATTTAATATGGCAAAAAGTGCTATATTTCGTTGGGGAACAGAAGAACCCAAGATATATGTTGCTGAACACATGAACGGACATTTTAAACCGCTAGAACAGGTTGTAAAATACAAATTTCCGGAGTGTGATTAATGGCACAAATAATAGATTTTAAAGTTGAAAAAGCACTGCGCAAAAGTGGTATCAAAGACAAAGCATTGATTGAAGATATTATCAATGAAGGTTATGATCCTGTTGATCCAATAGAGCTAGAAAACTATTATCAATGGAAAACTTTTCAGAGTGTTGTTTTTACAGATGTAGAACACAACTGGACTGATGAAGCACTGCAAAGATTGTATACAGATATAAAACTTTGTGATCCTACACAAGTTTATACCATAGACACAAATACAGGTTATATCGACTTTGATAATATAGATCTAAACTTGGACGATAAGTAAATGTATAATGGAAGTAACCTGTGAAACATATCCATGGAAGTACTACACAGTCGATGATTTCTTTACTCATGACGAACTTCAACAAGTTGAACAAAAACTAGACACTTGGATTGAACATCATGATTATAGAAACCGTCTAGTTAACACAGAAGAATTTAGTCGTACTGGTACTAGAGCAGATCGACACTTTAAGAATGATGAAATTCCGTCCGGCGTGTATGATGCACACACAAGAATGTTAGAAGCAGTTAGATGGCAACCGCCTGCTGGCAGTGAACCATTTTTACAAATGCAGTTCAGTATAATGGGCAATAGAATGAGCTATCCTGTACACAATGACATCGCTGAAAAATTAACATCAACAGTTGTATATCTAGGTGATGATGGTAATGGTACACTACTATATGAAACTAGAAATGGTCCAGTCGTCAAAGAAGCTGAATGGCGACACAATAGAGCTATGTATTTTGAAAGAACTGATGATACATGGCATGCGTATCATAACCTAAGAGATAACATTAGAACAACCATTATATTAAACATGATGATAGAAAAAACTTGACATTCAAGATATCTTACTGTATACTGTAAGTATAATTAAACAGTAGGAGATTTTATGAACGTATTAACCGCATTACAAAACACAACAGGCAAGCATGGTATAGGTATTTCACTCAAATCAAAAGACAGTGTTTATACCAAGTATTTTTTGTTTTCTCAGATCAAGTCTGCTGAAAAGTTTTATAATGACCAGGTTAAGCAAAATGGTTCAAAGAATATTACTGTAAACCTTAGCAAAATTCATTATTAGGAGATAGAAATGAAAAATGTGTTATTTGCTTTTTGTTTAGTTACTTTGGGTGCATGTCAAACCACTAATAGCTCTTGGCATACTGTTTATGATGCTGGCTATGGTGACAATGATTATAATCCAACTACAACTACAACGAATATCAATAATAATACTGATAATAATGATAATGATAATAATGATAATAATGATAATCAACCAAGTGAACAAGATCAAAGCACACCAAATGATCCTGTTGGAACCCCAAATAATCCTGCACCACCTGTAAATGGCGAGAACGGATGTCAATTTTGTGCATAATTTATGAAAAAAGTTAACAAAAAGGTTGACATAAGATATCTTGGTGTTATACTGTAAGTGTAAGTTAAAAAAGAGGATATGATTATGCAAGTAGCAGTTATTCACACAGCGTTTGAAGATGTACCAAACACAGTAGCTTTTGTTGATGTACCAGATGGTACAGATGACATGTCAGCTATGGAGTATGCATATCGTTGGACAAACAACGTGATGGGTTCTTGGAGTATTAAAAAAGAATACTTTGAGGGTGGTGAACAAAACGGCGACTACAATGATGCCGTTACTGTTATGGCTCCACTTCATAAAGATGAAAGTGGCAAAGAATGGGGTCATCGTTCTACTTCAGTAGGTGACCAAATGTTGGTCGGTAATCGCAAATACAAAGTTGCATTCGCAGGCTTTGAAGCAATATAAGGAAGTCTTATGTTAAGCGAGTTTAAAGTTGGTATATTCAATCTGCTTAAAAAAATTTCTGCAGACAGTAGTGTAAAACTTGCTTTAATTTACACAATTGGTCATGTTTTGATTGCAATGACAGTTGTGCGAATAATGACAGGTGCAAGTCTATGGGAGGCGGGTGCAGTTGCTTTAATTGAACCTACTATCAATGGTCTTTGGTTCTATGCATTGCACAAAGTATGGCAGAGTTACCAAAAAAATTAATCTAAAAAATGAGGAGAATATGAAACAATTTTTAATGATTGTAGCCATGGTATGTTCAGCAAACCTAGCCAACGCAAATGAAACGTTAGACTTAGATGAATATATTACAGACAATTATTTAAAAATGCCTGGACATATTCAACGTGAGATAGACCAACTGTTAACATATGGCGACAGATTTAAACAAGCCATATTTGCTATAATACATAACCAAATGGTATACGATGGAAATCCAAGTTGCCATGATTGGGAAGAAATATAATGAGCATACAAGAAACACTCGAAGCTATTGATAACAAACTGGATGAAGTAGATGCACTTGTAATGAGCATGCCACTTCAAGACAGTGTAAAACGTGATTTGGTTAAGCATATCTATACCATGTATGCTGAACTAGAAGAAGCCGTTGAGCTTCGTCCTGCAGACTTTAACTAGGAGGTTGTAATGGTAGACGTTCTCGAAGATATTGATGTAATTGAAAATGCTTTGATTGCATTTCAAGAAGGCGCCAGCGATGAGAAATACGCGGCAATTTATAGTTTAGAAAAACTCTTGCTAAAGAAGAAAGACATGGTTGCACAGTTTGAAGCTACTGCACCTGTTGAATATTCTTGACAAACACAGTTCTTAGTACTATATTGTTTACAAAGGAGTGTAATACAATGAGTACTTATGAAGTTGAAACTGTGTTTTACAATAATCACGGCGGCATACAAACAAAAACTTGTGACTTGTTCAGTAATAGAAAACAGGCATTAAAACACATGAACAATCAAATAAAAAGTAAAACTTATCTTATGCAACGTGGTAAAATTAAAGATGGTAGTGTTCAGTTAGTCGACGAGAATGGTAAAGTTAAAGAACAACTGAGCATTGGTGAATTGTAAATATAACAAATGAGGTAGAGTATGCGAATAATCGCAAAAACATTATCACTTCTATTCAATGGTGGCTTGGCTATTGCAATTGCACTAGTATGGGTTACTAGTCCACATGCAAGTGGAGAAACGGTAAAAGCAAAGCCAGACGCACTTGTAATTGTAGACAAAAGTGAAGTTGAAAACCAAGTTTATCCAAATTTAATAGACAATAGACAAGCACACTGCTTGGCATTGAATGTTTATTACGAAGCACGAGGTAGCAATCTTGCTGACATGTATGCAGTAAGTGATGTTGTACTTAACCGTGTACGTGATAGTAGATATCCAAATACAATTTGTGATGTTGTTTTTCAAGGACCTGTACGTGAAAGTTGGAAGACAAAGCAAGATCCAGAGTTGCCTGATGAACAAAGAGTTTACAATCCTGTAAGACACATGTGTCAGTTTAGTTGGTATTGTGATGGTAAAGATGATATACCAGACGATGAAACAGGATGGGCTACTTCACAGATGGTGGCAGGAAGTATACTGTTTTCCAACAAACATCGTGGTATAACAGAAGGTGCTACACACTATCATGCAACTTACGTGAAACCTGACTGGAGAAACGACAGAGGCATGCAACACATTGGGCGTATTGGTAGCCATATTTTCTATCGTTGGGAATAGCCTAAACTAGCATAAATAATTATATGCTAGTAAACGAAATCATAAACAATCAACTTAGTGAGGGTCCTAATGATCCTCACATTTTCAAAGCAATATTTATGGCAGGCGGTCCAGGTAGCGGTAAAAGCTATGTGGCCCGTACACTTTTGAGTGCGGCTGATTTTGGTTTGAAAAAAATTAACAGTGATGACATCTATGAATATCTAGCGAAAAAAGATGATATAGATTTAGGCGACCCTGATCAGGTTTATAGTGACCAAGGACAAGCGGTTCGCAATCGTGCTAAAGAATTGACTATGAGTAAACAAGCATTACACTTGCATGGAAGACTTGGGCTCATTATTGACGGCACAGGAAAAGATCCCGATAAAGTAAAAAAACAGAGCGATGATCTCAAACAAATGGGGTACGACACAATGATGTTATTTGTAAACACCAGCGAAGATGTCGCTCAAGAGCGCAATCTACAAAGAGATAGAAGGTTACCAAGTAACGTAGTAAAGAAAATGTGGAGCCAAGTACAAGGGAACATAATGAAGTTTCAACAGATATTTGGTGCAGGTAAATTTTTTGTTGTAGATAACAGCGGAGGTTTGGAAGATCCAAGCCGTAAAGAAAATTTTGAAAACGTAGAAACCGAAATTAGAAAATTTATAAAGACACCTCCAGCTAGTCCAATTGCAAAACGTTGGATGCAGTCGCAAACACAAAATCGTGTAAATTCCGATAAATAGTAACAATATAAAGGATTTTGCATGTACACATATCAATGCAACACAATTAGAGTGATAGATGGCAACACAGTTGATGCAATCATTGACTTGGGCTTCAATGTCACCATTAGACAGAGAATTAAATTATATGGTGTGAATGTAAAAGATATTCGCAGTAATAATGAAGAAGATAGAAACAGTGCTCTAGCAAGTAAAAATAAACTCACTGAGTATTTAGGTAGTGAATTTATTTGTGAAACTATTGTAAACAAAAGAGGTAAAGCTGGACGTATCATGGGTCAACTGTATACAATTGATTCAACGGGTAGCAAAATCAGCGTTAATCAAAAACTTATTGATGACGGATTTGCCGAAAAGTTTGGAGAATAAATGTTTCTAGGATTATTAGTTTTTATAACAGCCTTGTCAATTTCAGCAGTAGCAATATATTATAGCATTGCTGGTCTTGTAGCTATTTTTGCCGCCGCCGCAGTACCTATTATGATTATGGGTGGCGCATTAGAGATAGGTAAACTTGTAACCGCAGTTTGGTTACATAGATATTGGAAACAAGCAACTTGGTGGCTTAAAAGTTATCTAAGTATAGCAGTTGTAGTACTCATGTTTATTACAAGTATGGGTATATTTGGTTTCCTTAGTAAAGCACACATTGAACAAACCAGTGCTAGTCTTGAAAGTGTAGAACAAGTACAAAGAATAGAAAGTGAACTTGCAAGATTTAATAGCATTATTACTCGTGCTGAAGAAAAAATTACAAAGGCAGAAAGCAGTACTGGCAGTAGAAACGACGAAATCCAAGCACAGATTGAAAAAGAACAACAACGCATCGACAATGCTTACACAAGAATACAACCTGCTATAGATGAACAACAAAAAATTATTGCAGATGCAAGAGGCGCAGATGCTGACAGAACCAAACCATACGAAGACCAACTCAACAACATCAAAGATGAGATAGTTAGATTAGAAACCAGTGCTAAAGAATACGAAGAAAAAATAGCTGGTCTTCGTGTAGACAACAGTGCAGTTCAGCCATTGTTAGATCAAATTGCAAATATACAAGCAACTATAGTCAAAGTTGAAGGTCAAATCGCTAGTGGAGAACGTGAACAAATCAAACAAGCACAAACTACAATTGGTAGTGTTGCTGATGGTAGCGTAGGCCCAAGAACCAGGGCATCGGCTAATGCCTGGATTGAACAACAAAAGATAGTAATAAATGGCATCAACGACCAAGTAAGTCAATTAAGAGCTGAAGCAAAAAGCACAGTAGATGAAGAAAGAACAAGATTAAGTGGTGTTGTTAAAGACATCAGAGACAAACAAATACCTGCACTCAAAGACAGAGAAATGCAAATGCTTGCTAAAATTGATGATGTTAGGGCAACAGAATCCCCAATAATTGCAACAGCCAGAGATGAAATTGCTAGGATACGTAAAAGCGCAGATGATCAAGTAAATGCGAGTCAGTTGTTAATTCAACAGTTAAGAGAAAAAATTAGAGTTGATGGCGGTGCAGATGTTGATGCAATTATAGATGAACAAAATGCAAAAATTAAATCTGCTAACATAGAAATAGATAAACTTACAGAAGAAAAGTATAAGTTAGAAGCAGAGTATAGAAAACTAGAAGCTGAAGTAGGACCTATCAAATACATTGCTGAATTCATATATGAAGAAGCAGATAGAGGTATACTAGAAGAAGCAGTTCGTTGGGTTATTATAACAATTATATTTGTATTTGATCCTTTGGCAGTGCTACTTTTAATTGCAAGTCAGTATACATTTGAATGGAATAGAAAGCCAAAAGACGAAGAAGAAATGGCAAGTGACATTGCCGAATTGCAGTTTATGGCAGAAAAAAACCAAACTGAAAATGTAAAACCTGGTATCGACAAAGATGGAAATATAGATGATATAGAAGTTGCACATGCTCCTATAAAGCCTGACAACGAACCAGACAGCTTGGATACAGTAGAAGAACTTTTGGAAAAAGCAGATCCTGAGGTATTAGCAGAAGTTCAGAAAGAATTAGAAAAAGAGGTTGACACAAAGCCATATGACCCTTATACTGATACTAGAGCTGATAATGAACTTACAGCTCAAGAACTCAGTGAGAGACAAAATATGAAATTGTACTCGCCAGATGGCAGACTTGCTGGAACAGGTAAGTCAATAAAAAGTGTAACTATTAAAACTAAAAAGGATTAACATAAACCCCATGAGGGAAAATGCAATTTACACCGTTACGCCACCCGATATGATGTTACCAGTTGATGGCCCAATTATAACAATATTGAGTCCTAGAAAAGAATTTGTATCGGAAGTAGAACAACTCTACGAAACATTATTCAATACAACAAGCGTAACCATATACCATCCAGGCGGAAAAATTACAGATTCAAACAGTGCTTGGTTACTGAGTATGATCAATTTCAGTGATACAACTTATATAGACTTAGATCAACTAAATGATATAGGTTTGGTTCTCAGTATGATTAATCCTGAGAGGAAAGTTTTTATTGGTGAAAAGAAAACAAATTTAATTAAACTTTTAAACTGTAGTGGAGAATATACAATTATGGAAAGTATCAAAGACTATGCAGATTACTGCTTAAACATGGCTAAATGATGAGAAGACCATTTAGAGAAAAAAAAGAAGTCAAGATGATCAACCGTAACATTCCTTATAAGATGTTACGTATTATTGATGATCAAGGACAGTTAGGGGTAATGACACTAGATAAAGCTATATATACTGCTAGACATAGAGATCTAGATGTTGTACTAATAAACGCAAAGGCTGATCCTCCTGTTGCTAAAATTTTGCAAGCCAGCAAATATTTTTATGAACAGAAGAAAAGAGAAAAAGAAGCCGCTAAAAAACAACGTGAAAATCAGATTGTAGTCAAAGAAGTTCAATTTAGACTAAATATCGACACCAACGACTTTGAAACTAAACTTAGAAATATAGAAAGATTTTTAAGTAAAGGTAACAAGGTTAAATGTATTATCAGATACAAAGGCAGAGAAAATGCCAATAAGCAAGTTGGATTTGAACTTATGGAAAAAATCTTAACCACTGTTGAAAACACAGAGTGGGATAGTAAACCTAGTTTAAACGGTAATCGTTTGATAGGGATATTAACGAGGAAAGAATGAGAAATAACAAAGAACATACCAAAAGCGGCTTGTACGTTGAAGTTCGCAATAATGATGTTGCTAGAGCGATAAGACGTTTAAAGAAGCTGATGAACTCTGAGGGCATGGTAAAAGACATGCGCAAAAACGAGTATTTCGAAAAACCTAGTGCTAAAAGAAAACGTGAAAAAGCACAAGCACGTAAGCGATGGTTAAAATTACAAGAAAAAATGAAAGAAAATTGGAATTAGGGGTTGACATTTGGTTCAACCAGTATTATATTAAGTATTAATAAGGCGACGGTCTTGTTAGAGTAGTGCAAGGAAACGTGTCTGACCAAGAGGCATAACTTGATTGCTTAGGCGTGGTAGCCAGGTTCGAAGTTTAGCGACCGAGAATCACATCGTCCTACCGGACGGAAGTAAGTTCCAGGGGCTTTAGAGAATGGTATCTCGGTCGACCTGGTTGGAGGTGAACCCAAAGTCCTCCCTACTCATTTTAACGAGGTTCTCTGAACTGTAACAAGAAAGGAGAACACCTAGATAAGAAGTATAGGTGTATGATAAGAGACACACACTAGTACAAACAAACAAACCCGATAAGACATTGGGAAACGATATAAAAGAATAGGGTAGCTACTCAATAAGCTCGTTAGGGACCACGGTTAGTCCCTAGATAATAAATAAACATGTAGATGCCAATAGGGTCTACTAAAATTATCTTGCTTGAAAAAGGAGAAAATTATGAAAGCAGAATATTTTAATAACCTTGTGGATACGATCCACACACAAACAAAAACCTTCCTAAACACAATTGATCCAAGTGAGCAGTTTACTAAGCCTGCAAAAATTATGGCTGAAGCAAACACTAACTTTGTAAAAAGTTGTGCGACTGCAACTGAATCATTGACAACTGCATATACAAATGCAGTGAAAGTATAAGGGAGCGATTATGATGAACAGATTAACAACACTAGATCTTAATAAACTTACACCTTATGCAGTTGGGTTTGATAAAGTATTTGACGACATGTTTAGATACGTAGAACACAACACAAATAGCACAGGTTATCCTCCTTACAATATAGTACGTGATGGCGACAAGTTTCAAATTGAAATCGCACTAGCAGGTATTGCCAAAGAAGATTTGGAAATTACTGTAGCAGATGGTGTGCTTACAATTGAACACAATCCAGAAGGCGAAGTAGAGCCAAAGGGTTGGGAGTGGCTACACAAAGGCATCAGTCAGCGTAAGTTCAAGCGTAACTTTACATTGAGTGATGATGTAGTAGTAAATGGATCAAGAATGGAAAACGGTATGCTTTATGTAGACCTAGAGCGTATTATTCCTGAAGAGAAGAAACCTAGAACAATTGAAATAAAGTAAAATAAAGTGGGGGAGAAATCCCCCGCGATTTACGATAAATATTACACCATGGAAGCAACAAAAGAAAAAATTGTCAGAGACACAAGCATTAAAATCCCACGGCCTAATAAATTTAAGGTCGTGCTTCATAATGACGATACAACTCCAATGGAATTTGTAATCGAGTTGCTTAAACGAGTTTTCAATCATACACAAGAAAAAGCAGAAGAAATTACTTTTAAAGTTCACAACGAGGGAAAAGGTATAGCTGGTGTATACTACTATGAAATAGCAGAGCAGAAATGCATTGAATGTCAAATGATTAGTCGTACTGCTGGATATACTTTAAACGTAATCGTAGAAGAGGATTAAATGAGACTTGAAGATGAAGTAAAATTGGACTACAGCGATGTTCTGATTCGTCCAAAGCGTAGTACCTTGGGTTCACGCAAAGAAGTGCGCATGGAACGCAAATTTGAATTTGTTAATTATGCTAATGAAGAAAATGCTGAATATCATTATGAAGGCATTCCTATTATGGCAAGTAACATGGATGGTGTTGGTACATTTGAAATGGCTGACAGACTAGCTGAATTTAAAGTATTTACTTGTCTTGTAAAAACATACAGTGTAAATGAACTTGTTGATTATTTTGATGATACACAAACATTTCGTACACAGAATGTTGCAATGAGCATTGGCATTAAAGAAGAAGATCAACAAAAATTTAGAGCAGTATACGAACAAGTTGGGGATCAACTCAAGTATGTTTGTATTGATGTTGCCAATGGATATAGTCAACGCTTTATAGAATATGTAAAAGAATTTAGAACACTGTATCCAAATATTGTAATCATTGCAGGTAATGTTGTCACCGCAGATCAAACACAGGAGTTGATACTAAATGGAGCAGACATCGTCAAAGTCGGAATCGGACCAGGGTCGGTTTGTACGACTCGCATACAAACTGGGGTGGGCTATCCCCAACTTAGTGCGGTTATGGAGTGTGCCGATGCGGCGCATGGATTGGGTGGACATATCATTGCTGACGGCGGTTGTACTTGTCCTGGTGATGTTGCAAAGGCTTTCGCTGGCGGTGCCGACTTTGTAATGCTGGGTGGCATGCTTGCTGGACATGATGAGGGTGGTGGCAAAGTAATCACCAAACATTATGCTACAGGCGAATATGTAAAAGAACATGATGATGGAATGAACGGAGAGATTCCTTCACGTGATAGTTTTCTTCCTGTATTTGAACAAAAAAAGTTTGTACAGTTCTATGGTATGAGCAGTAAAACAGCCAACGATAAACACTTTGAAGGTCTCAAAGACTATCGTAGCAGTGAAGGACGCACAGTGCTAGTACCATACAGAGGTCCGGTAATTGTAACACTACAAGACATTCTTGGAGGTGTACGCAGTACACTAACATATGTAGGTGCTATGAAACTCAAGCAACTAGCAAAGTGTACAACATTTATAAGAGTACACAATCAGTTCAATCGAACATATGAAAACACAACGACTGGTAACTGATAAATAAGTGCATGAGAGCCTTAGATTTTATCAGAGAGTATGAAGATCTTTCTACAGAGAAAGATAATATTATCCGTACAATAAGCGGACTAGACGCCAATGACGAACAACAAGCCGCAATGCTGGATCGTATTTGGAAGTTACTCAATAGCAGTGATTTTAACAGTAAAATTGAAAGTGCTTTTTCAACAACAACTGCTGATGAGTACATGAATCCTCAAACACTTGAAGTTCATAGACGTAATGTAGCAGAAATCATCAGTAGATTAGACAGCGACTATACTGCAATGAATAGTTTCTTAAAGAAACTAGAAGGTGGTGGTGCTATTAATATCTCAGAACTTGCTAAACCAGTAAACAGTTTTAATGCTGTATTTGATGGTGATGCAGTTGCAATGAAAGCATTTAATGCACTAAAAGGTTATGGTGTTGGTGAGAAACAAAAAGGTCCAGGCGAGTTTGCACTTGCAATGTTAAGTAACAAAATCAGACTTGCACAAGGCGAAGGTGATACTGAGATTGATGGTATTGGTAAAGTTGAAGTAAAAGCAGCAATGGGTTCAAAAGGCAGTGGCGGACGTTTAGGACACGGCGGCGCTAGTCAAGAGAATCAAATGAATACGTTGCTAAAATATGAACAGTATTTGCCAAACTTAGTTGCAAGCATTCAAGCAAAAGCAGGCGGAACAGTAGGCATTGGTCCTTTTATTGATGCAATGAATGCAGAGTTGCCAACTAGTGATGCTAATAATGTTAAACTACGTAAACAAATTGCAATGGATATATTCAAGCCAAACTTTGGTGACCAATATGGCGGTGCTATGGCAAATGCATTTGGTAGTGAAAATCGAGAAGAGATTGAAAACAATTTTGTAAAACAAAACTTCGAATGGTACAAAGCAAGAGATAACTTCGACGCTTATTTGCTAGTTAGTTTCACAAGAGGAAAAACTGGACTAGGACGCACAGGTGATGATATTATTAAAATGAAGCAAGCAGGACATTTGGGTAGCTTTGCTGTAAGTATTATTCCAAGTAAAAGTGCTCCAAGAGAACAGTTTGCACAAATCACAGTCAATGCAATGGGTGTGTAAAAACAGCGCATACAAAAAAATTACTTTTAAAACTTGAATTTTAAAATTTCAGCACTATATAATATACATATGCAGTAATTGCATAACGTGTCTGCAATAAAAGCGGCACCTAAATAGTACAGTATAGCTGTCCTATTTTATAAATAACAGTGTAAGAAAAAGCGACCTCAGCTTAGAAAAAATGAGTGGCACTAGGAAAGACTAGGGCATATCCCATGCCTTACAAGTGGTACTGAAAAATAGGTATCGTGGTGACGCCGGAAGAGACCGGGGTATTGCTTCCCTCAAGCATCAAAAAACTTAATAGGAGACTGGATATGGCAAAGAAGCTATACAATAGTCTTGTGAGCATGTTTGGGCGAAAGTCACCCAGCGATAACGACATGCTGATATGGGCTAAAACAGAATACGCAAATGACTGGCAATGGGCGTATCATTACATGAAACTAACAGGTGGAAAAACACCACCACACGTAGGAGGAATTACACAATGACACAGGCAATTTTAACGGCTACAACATGGCTACATCTTGACGGACTATCAAATCTAGTAAGACGCTTTCAACGTTATCTAGAAGCACGTAGATTAGAACGTCAAACAATCGCAGAACTATCAGGCTTAAATGATAGAGATTTACATGACTTAGGCATCAGTCGAAGTGAAATAAGAAGCATTGCGGCACGATCATATGATATGGTAAAGGCAGAAAAAGAAACAGAAACTAACATGAACTTAAAGGGATGGGTATAATTATGACAGCAATTACAGCAACAACATGGGATATAACATGCAAGGTATGTGCTCAAGCACGTACACTGCTAATTGGAGTGATGGCGGCAATAATCGCTTTTACTGAAACAGCAGGAAGATCCAGAGCGGCAAGTGAACTTGCACGTCAAGGTTACTACAAAGAAGCAAATGCATTGATGATGGAACTAAAAGATATCAAAGAGAAAAATAATGCACTTTAATTGGAAAAACTTTTTACATGGTGCATTTGCATTTACACTGATGATGTCGATACTTGTAGCAATGATGATAATCAACGGACTATTCTGGGGAGGTGTTCTATAATGTGGCCTTACACCGAAGAAGAACTTGATATAATTAATGGCAAATAGTGCTACAATTTAACGCACAAAAAAACTTCAATAGTGGGCTTGACTTTTCCCCCTAGCCCACTATATAGTATTGCATAGGAGGACTCTAAATGAGCGAACAAACAAACTATTGCACTACTAAAGGACTAGGATGGGCATTTTTAATTTTAAGTGCTTTTATTATATTTGTCCCAATGGGCATGACATATGCTAGTGTTGGACATGATGATTATGCACGGTATTGTAAAATGACACCTATACTGCCTTGTTTTGGGATAGGCGAATGACACCCAGAGAAAGCGCACAAGCGGAAGCCGAACGCACATTTGATGCGTTTATCTACTGGACAAAAAGAGTTACTATGTGTAGTATATTCTTTTTATTAGTTGTCGTTGTTGGATGTAACAGCGGCGTTGAAACAGGCAAGGGGAAAACGGGATCAGGCTATAATGGAGAACAATATTCTCCGATGAACTTAAACATAAAGGACAAAAAATGAACAAATCTATATTACTAACCATGGCACTTGCATTTTTTAGCACTATTATGCTACAAGCCGCAAAAGCTGATGACATGACTATCGACATGTTGAACAAA